TTGATGTATCGGCCAGTGGCACCGGCTTCGGTGTCGATTACGACCGGCATGGGACCGGCTTAGTCGGTGTACCAGCCTGTGCTTGGGCAGGTGATCGTCAGCGGGCTCATGGCGACGGTGGTGAGCGGGATGTCTGCGGGCGTGTTGTCGCCGATGGCGTAACCAATGACGGGGTTCGTCAGGCCCCAAAGCGTGCCAAGGTAGTACAGCACGTTGTAACGCCAGGCGGGAATGCCGGCGCCGGTGGGCGTCCAGACGGCATCACCGGTGTTGAGCTTCCAGCCGGTGTTGCCTGGGTTGATCGCGGAGACGCCGGTTAAGGCCACGCCGCCCGCCGTGTAGCCATTGCCGGCGGCGATTTCGTTGGCCGATACCTCAGACCACAGCGAGTGGCCGTTGGCCAGGACGTTGGGGGTGTAGGCACTGGTCACGAGGCTCATGCGCAGGTTGGCGCTGACAAGGTCGTTCGTGTTCAGGAATTTCTTGTTCTTGCCGTAGAGGGTGAATGCGCTTGCTGTCATGGATGTGCTCCAGTTGAATGCGCGTGGTTACGCGCTTGTTTCAGAGCCTGTATTTACGCAAATACGGGGCGTCTCAAATAGGGCAAATTGAGACGATTCGCTCAGTCGACCAGGGCTAAAAGCGCGCGTTTCTGGTTGTTTTCGCGCTGTTTTCGGCGGGCCATGTCAATGGCGGATGGCGCGGTTGGCGCGCTTGCCGGGGCGGCTGGGGGCCTGCCAAATTGTTTGAGGTAGTCGGCCAGGCTCATTTCGCCGCCACCTCTACCGGCGGCTGGGGATGCGTTCGTTTGGGGCGTTTGCGCTGGGTCGCCTACCTGCGGCGCGCCGAATGCCTCGGCGCTGTCAATGCCAATACAAACGATGCCACTGGCGCCGCCCACTGTGGGCTGGCCGATGGCTTCGGCCGATGTAATGCCCTGGGCGGCGATTTGTGCGGCAAGGGTGACGAGGCCCAGGGCTTCGGCGCTGGCGATGCCTATGGTGGCGATGCCGGCGGCCAGCGCGGGGGTGCCGATGGCTTCAGAGGGCGCAATTGCGGTGGCGGCAATGGTGGCGCCGATGGCCGGCGCACCAGAGGCTTCGCCGCTTGGGATGCCGGTGGTGGCGATGGTGGCCGAAAGGTTTGGACTGCCGACCGATTCGGCACTTGGAATGCCAATGCAGACGATGCCGCTGGCGCCGCCCACCGTTGGCTGTCCAATGGCCTCAGCCGAGGCGATGCCCAGGGCGGTGATTTGGGCGGCAAGGCCGGGAGCGCCCACCGACTCGACAGACGCCAGGCCAGTGGCGGCAATGGTGGCACCGATGGCTGGGGTGCCAAGGGTTTCACCGCTCGGGACGCCGGTGCCGGCAATGCCGGCGGCAAGCGATGGCGCGCCAAACGCCTCGGCGCTGGGGATGCCGGTGGCAACGATGCCGGCCGGGGCCGACGCGGCCAGGGCCAGCAACAGGGACATGGCCTATTTCGCCGGGTTAAGCCGAGTAGCCAACGATTTCTCGGGGGCGGATGCGCTCGGGCGCGAACTTTTGGCTTAGGTGCGCGGCCAAGAGGTCGCGCAAATCAGCGCGGAGTTTGTCGTCACTGGCGATGTCGTCTACCACCACGGTGTGCTTGCCGCCTTCCCGGTTGCCACCGATGCGCTTCCATTCAATCGTGATTTGCATTTGCCCGTCGGGCAGGTTGGCCGGAATGGCGTAGGCGAAGACGCGGGCGAAGATTTTTGCAGACTGGCTCATGGTTAGACCCTCCCGCCGGTGATGTCGGCCAGGACGAACTCTTGGGTTAGCTCGGTTTCGCTTTGGCACGCGGCCAATACGGCGTCTTGAATGACGGAGTTCATTTCTGATTCGGTGCGGCCTTGCATTGACACAATCGCACGGCCACCGTCGACGACACCGCCCTGGTGCGGGTAGGGAGGTGCGTAGGTGTAGTCAACGAGCAAGGCGTTGTTGCCATCGTTGTCGAGCCCGACGCCGACCGCCTTGGCAAAAATTTTTCTTCCACTGTTCGACATAACTTTTCCCTTTCAAGATCAATATGCGCTCACCTCGGAAATTTCGCCGTTGACATAAGCCACGCCAACACCCACAGCCCCCATGGCTACGAGATTTTGAATATTGATTCCCTCGTTCTGGGCAAGGACAAGCGGGTAGTCACCGGCGTCGTGCTGCAAAAGGTTGTTGGGGGACGGGGCAAGGCCGGCGCCGATGGCTCCGATCCATGCGGCAGTTTGCGCCAGCGTGACGGTGTCCAGCGTTTTAGTTCCGGCACCCAGCGCGGCGGATGTTGAAATTCGGCAATCGACCGATGTCAGCGTGCCAAGGCTGGTGCGCATCTTGGCATTGTTGCCAGTAAGTGCGATAGCGGATCCACCTGTGTCGCTTGCTGTAAACGCCCTGGCCACCACCAAGCCAAACTCCATGCGTTGCGCTGTGGTGAATGCGGTAGTGCAAATGAATCCGACACCGATTCGGCGCAAGACCAGCAAGGTACTGGCGAGCTGCCTCAGAGAAAACAGAGCGCCGCCGGCGGCCACGCCTGTAACGAGGGCGGAGGCTTGTCCAATTGACAGCCAGGCCGTTACCTCCATCGGGCGGAGGCTGACACGCAACGCTTTGAAAGTGGCGTCTACTTCGGCATCTATGCCGGATGTGGATCCTGTGAGTTTCCAGCCCATGATTAATCCCTTCTGTCCACCAGGACGATTTCCTGGTGGATTACTTTGTCTTTGACTGAAACGACGTTGATGGCGAACTTGACGCCAAAGCGCTGCAGGGTGGCTTCAATGTCCAACTCGGCCGCAGCGATGCGGTCGCCCAGTTTGGCGCGGTTGTTTTCAAAGGCGCCAGTGCGGATCTGTTTGACGCGGATGTCGCTCATGCCCAGGCCCAATCGCACGCGAGGGTGCCCCACATTTTGGAAGAATCGTGCACGGCCGCCGTGATGGTGAAGCCGGTGGCGGCGACGATGCTGCTGCGCTTGACCGTGACGGCGACAAAGCCCTGCAACATCACGTGTTCGTCTTCGCTGTGCAGGGCTGTGGCGTCAGCGGCCAGCCAGGCGTCAGCCCGCGAACCGGAGACGATGCCCGCCTGGCCGGTGACGGCCACGGTCGCGACGTCTTTGCCGGGAAAGGCTCCGAAGTCGATGGTGGCGGTGCCTGCGGCGGGCATGGCTTACAGCTTGAAAATCTTGTTGGCGCCGTTGTCCCAGGTGATCGGGACGGCCTGGCCGGCCGATGGCGTGAACGGCAGGCCGCTGGCCGGGGTGTCGATGTAGGCAATCAGGCGCGCGGTGGCGTCTGAGCCGGTGTGCTGAAAAATTACCAGTGCTTTGCTGGCGATAGCCGCCGTGGCGTTCAGGGTGGTGTCTGCCGCGTCTGCAACGCCGCCGGTAACGGTTTTGGCTGTCAAAGCGGCGCTGCGGCCGTTGTCAACCGCGCCCAGGTCTGCCAAAAACTTGTGGGCGGCGCTGAAGGTGTAGGTGCTGAGCACGAGCATGACGCGCTGGTCGTTGGTGTCCCAGTCAATCGAGCCGTCTAGAAAGCCCTCGCGGCCAGAGTCGTAAAGTGCGTTTGCCATGGTCAGCTTTCAATTGGTTTTGCGATGGTGGCTGTGAGATTGCCGTCAGCGTCAAACACATGTTGATGGTGCATAGCTTGTTTGGGCGGCGACTGGATCACGATTTGCGCGGGCGGGATGTCGACCTGCACGTTGGGGGCCTGCACGGTTGCCTCGAGCGTGGTTTGGATGCAGCCCTCGGGCAGGTTGACGCTGATTTCGTGGCCTTCCACCGTGACGGCGGCGGGGGCGATGTGCACGTCTCCCGCTCGGACTTCGACCGGGGGGGTGTGGATGGTGATGGCTTGCGCGGGTTTGCTGGCCAGCGCTTCGACGGTGGCGGACAGGCGGGCCAGGGCGACGGCGTTTGCTTGATTGGCGGTGGCTGCGTCTTCTTTGGCTTTGGCGGCGTCTGCCTGGGCGGCGGGGTCGGGCATGGCCGGACTGCCGGCGGGGGGAATGTAGATGCCGTCTGCCTTTTCGGCGTTTATTTCTTTGACGCGCTGCTCGTGTTTTTGCTCCCAATCGACACCGTCATGCAGGATGCTTTCGGCTTGTTTGGTGCTGATGCCCAAATTGACGCGGGCTTCGGCGGCGCGGACTTCTATTTCGGGGTTAATGGAGCCCGGGCCGTCGCCCGTCCAGATGCTGGCGCACCAGGCGGTCCTGACGATGGGGTCAGCGAAGAAGCCGGGGGCGCTGATGCGGCCTTCGGCGACTTCGTCGGCGAGCCACAATTCGAGCACGGGTTGGCAGAATTGCTTGGCGATCAGGTCGCGCTTGCTGCGAAATGCGCGCCAGGCCATGAGCAGGGCCCCGCGTGCGGCGCTGTAGCTGCTTTGGAAGTGCATGGTGAGCACCTCGACGGGGATCTCCAGTGCCATGCCGATTTGGCGGACCATGGCCATCCAAAACGGGTCAAACGCGGGGTTGGGGCGGCCGGATGCGGGGGATTCGACGCTTTCGCCGGGCATAAGGTTGATGGCCTGGCCGGAGTCGAGCGCGCCGCTCCATTTGGAGGCGTTGCCGACAAGGGCTTCTTGCGCTTCGGGGTCGTACAGGTCGCCGAAGGCTGTCGGGTCCATCTTGATAAAGAGGACGTTCAAGCTGCTGAGCACCGCGGCGTTTAGCTCGGCTTCGCTCCAGCGGTCGAGCTGCTTCAAGGGCTCGATGATGGGGGCGATCCACGGCACGCCACGCACCTGGCCGGGGCGCAAGGGCTTGAAGATGTGCAGGACGTTGCGCCGGCCTGTGCCGGGGCCGCGAAACTTGATTTCGTCCCACAGGTTTTTGGTGGAACCCGTGATGTACACGCCGCCGGGGTGGCGGCGGGCGACGTGGCAGGAGATGGCTTCGCCGGTATCGGGCGAGATGTTGACACCGTCGATCAGGGTGTCGGTGTTTTGCTTTTGGTCTGGGTTGCAAACACGGTCAGCCTCGACCAGTTGCAGGGCCAGGCGCAGGCCATTTTCGCGCTGGATGCGTGGGGTGATGCAAAAGGCGTCGCCGCTTTCAAGCCAACTGCGGGCGCCGAGCTCTTGCAGGCCGTAAAAGTCGTTTTGTCGGGCCAGGTCGCAGTCCGGGCTTTCGGCCCAGGCTTTGAAGCGGCGTTTGGTGTCGTCTTGCCATTCTTCGACTTGCTCGGGCGTGAGACCGAGGAATTCGCCGTCAATGGCGGGGGTGTAGGACAGGCCGGTGCCGATGACGTGGCCAATGGTGGTGTTTAGCGCGCCCAGGGCGACAGGCGCGTTGCGCATCTGGTCGCGGGAGCGACTGCGCAGCCTGGGCAGGTCGTGAATGGTGTCTGAATTGGCGCTGCCGGCCACGGGCTGATAACGGGAGAGCTGGGCTTTGTCGATGCGGGCGCCCGTGTAACTGCCGACCAGGGCCATTTGGCCGCGCGCGGCCATGCGCCGGGCGGCGGTAGCGGGGGCGGCCCAGGCGATGAGTTTGTCAAGCCGGTTTTGGCTGCCTGCGGCGGCCATGGCGGCGGTTAGGGCTGCGGCGCTTGGGCGCGGGGCCGCCATGTTAGAAGCCCGCCACGAGGGTGCGCGAGCGGCCTCGGCCGGATTGCTGGTGCGTGAGGTTGACGACGCGGGTGTTCCAGGTGTCGATGCCTTTTTGGATCTCCCCCAGGTCAGCCCGCTG